GGGAAACCCCCCTCAAAACGACTTCGGTCGTCAGCCGAAATCGACGTAGCGCGGGTCTATGCCCGCTCTCTTAGCCTCGCGGCTAAGAGTACGTCACCCAACCAACCTTATGTGAAAGGATGCCATCTCGGGGAATAACACCCCCTCGACGATTTCCAGTACCATAAGTGGCGCAAGCTAGGATTACTTCAGGTTTAAACCTATCGAACCTCACAAGACGAGTCTTATGAGGCCGATAGGCCTGAATATACCTTATACTGTGCCGCCAACGGGTGGACCAGCGTTCAGGGTCGTCGTGTATGACGATGTCTCCAAGGGCTTTTGGCCCTCGGCAACGTCGGATTCCCAAAGGAATCCGATCAAGAACGCCAAACCAAGCGCGATGATGACCGTCCAAACCGTTTTCGGTAAGGCGGTCACCAAGAGCGCGAAGGCCGTTAGCGAAAGCAATATAGTCTTCGGGTCCACAAGGTTCCTCTTTAAGAAAGTATGGTCTAACGGGCTTCCCGTCAAAGAAGTCCTGACCACAGCTTTCTCGGAAAGGGACGTCGTCGTAAAACGACTTATCCACGTTCAAGGAGAAACCCAAGAACTCCAAGACCGGCTTCAAGCTCCGATATACATCATTCTTCACGATGATATCGTCTCCGAACACGAACACATCCTTGCCGAGAGCTCCCTCGTAGCCACACTGTCGTGAAACTACGGTGGAGAGAGCGGCGAATATGATCGTTTCAAGTTCGAAGGTGAAGCCGTTACCCATACTGGAGAACTTCTCCAGTACGACCCAGCGCTTGTCGATAAGCGTCTTTGGACTGCGAAGTCCATCGAGTGCCTCGAACCAAAGCCGGGGTAGCAGAATCTTGACCAGATTCTTCGCCACGGTATCGCTTGCGTTTGAGAGGTCGAGAGTAGCAAACTCTCGCGAGACAGAGGAAGTGCGGGCGACCTGCCCGTGAACTTCTTGTGCATCGTCCAAGTTCCAGCCAGTATTCGCCCTGAGGCGCCTCCGAAGAGAGCGCCCCATAGCAAGCTGGTAAAAGACGTTGATATCCGGCTCGGCCGCAATGGCTCTGTCGGTTTTCGCGGTCTTAGGCACCGTTGCAAAACGGTTGCCAGGAACGAAGGTAACCTCTCCGTGGTGAGCAGCAATAGCACTGCCCCACTGTGTTCCCAACCACTGTGGTAGGAACCAGATGGCACCACGGGTCAATGACGGGGTACTAGACATTTTGTCGGGTACAGTGGTTCTCCCGCCTTTCTTGGAGTACGTAGCGCCCGGCCCAAATCTCCCCTGAGCAAGCTCAGGAGGGGCATGGCCGATCCAATTTGTTATCTCTTTTCGCACTAAAGAAAGGAATTCTTTAATACGCCCTTCCGGGGTGCCGTTCCAGGAGTGGAACAGCACGTTTTCCGGCAAATAAGGGGATAACCGCTCATTGGTACGATAACAGTCACGTTCCCCCTGCCACCATTTATCCACGGCCGACTTGCGCCGATCGTGGGATGTGGGCAGGCCTTGAAACTTCCGCAGCAATCCAGCCGCGGCGGCATCAAGGAGGTACGCGCCTGCATTCGTATAACTACGTGGATCCGGATTAACCTCCGAGATCCCATCCCACTGACCTTTCCTGAGCATTTCTGCACAGGCTAGAGCAATAGGAGATCCAAGGCCCTCGTAGAGACGAAGGGCAACACGCGCCACATCACTTGACAGCATGCGTTTTGACGTCATCTACGTCCCCTAGTTATTAATTAGGGGCGTATCCGCTGGAGCCCGACTGCTTGACCAGCGTGCTAGCCAGGAGGTTCAACCCCTGGTAAATAGCCTCGTTGATCTCGTTCGCCGGGAGCCCCTGCGGAATGGTGACGACGCCGTCGAAAACCACACGGTCCTTCGCGCTGTACAACGTGGTGGTCGAGTCCTGCACAGCGTAAGGCGAGACGAAGTTGTACTTCATCTGCCGCGCGGTGCGAGGACCGTTCCACGACGTCCACAGCTTGAAGAGCTTGCGGAGACCGACCGGAAGACCGCTTGCTGCACCAGTGTCCTGGCGCCAAACGGCGGGGGAACCATCACCCCCGGAAGCCGACAGAGCGTCGTAGACGATGTCGGTCGTACCGTCAAATTTCTTGACGGTGATGTTTGCCATCGTGGGCATCTTGTTCCTTTAGTGCTAACCGCACATTGGAATGGATTACCCCTCATGTGGCGTACGTCCCAAAACCTTCAGCTTCTTCAGCTCGCGTGAGAGATCTTGATCCGAGGCGTTCCTGAGCTCATCTTCGCTGATAGGCCACGGCAAGCCGTGCTTATCATTGCAAATCTGGGCCCAGACACGATACTCTTCCTCGATCTCTCTGCGACGAGCTTGGTCGTTGATGGCCATGGTGGCACTCCATTACCAGAGGGAGGGATTTAAGACTTAGAAAGTTGTTGAACTAGGAGCGACGCTGCAGCTGCAGTCCGCCTCCAGCCCCATGGCTTCCATGGTCTTGCTTGGAACTGCGGGGTAATCAAGCCCGCTTGCCGCTTCGTGTGAAAGATGCTGTTGGAACTTGCGTTGTCAACAGCGGTGTACGTGACCCAAGCTGTCCCACTCCAATATCTTGAAGTTTGATAGTTGAAGTCAATATGCGTACCTTTCACGGTCAAAGCATGCCACGTGTTCTTTAACGTGAGTCCGTAGAAATCTGTTCCCATCGAAAGGAACTGTTCTACATTGAAGAACCAATCAGCAACAAAACTGAAAGGGATCTTCTCATAGATAAAGATCGCAGGGTTGACTAGACCAAGCGAGTTGGCAAGGTGAAGGTTAGGGTTTGTGACCGCAACCTCCGTACCCATTGCCGCTGTGCGGTGCAGGTCTCGATACCGATAATACTTCCAGTACGTGGGGTTACCGTTTGATGCCGAGGGGTTAGACCCCTCGGTATAAGCGACTAGCCACTGTCGTGGAAGTGTCTCCCTCGAGACAGCACGAACCTTCACGTCCTTCACAGGATTCTGAAGGATATCGATCCCTGAGTAGATGTCCCCGATGAGGGGGCTCCACCCGAAGTGATACTCCAGGTAATTGTTCGCGAAACTTCGTTTGGCAGAGACCCTTTTGGGGACTGTAGCCATTCGCAAGACGCGAGCAGCACCTAGGAAATCAAATCTGGCTAACCGGTTTCCGAACTGATACATCTGTATCAGCCGGTTGCGGACCATCGATAGGGATCGATTCGACTCAGCGAGATTCACTGCTACGTTGGCATAGCTGGAGATAGAATCTTTCAGCTGGTCATAACACGCATTGGTTAGATGCGTCCATGACCCCGTAGTCGTCAACAGATCAGCGGCCGTCGACTGAGCTTTCTGTCCGTTTCCACGGAAGTACTCAGTCCTGGCCCCCTTAGTCTCATAGGTTGTGACTAAGGTGAAAGGGCGGGCTTGTTTATAACCGCTCTTATCCTGATAATATGTCGAGTTCGAATCGCCAATAACTGTGCGATACGGACCAGTGACGGGTGCTACCATGAAACCCCCTATGAGGCTGGAGTGATTAGCTCCAGTGGAGCTCCCTAGTTGGCCTAGTGCTCAAATAGGCCCATTGGTTGTGAATCTTCGACATTGTCGAAGAACTCCTCCAATGTTGGACGATTGGTAAATCCCCATAAGGGGACTCGCCGCACGTCCAGAACTTGACCGGTTTCCCGATCAAGGCGAGCGATCTGCACTTCGAGATCAAAGGACCCATTCTCTGCGATGCCGATGACATAGTCATCGTCTTCATAGATAGTAAGTCCCATAAACTCTCCTTTTACCATCAGGTATAAGTGTGCAGATAGACGAGACCCCGG